TTCCAAAGAAGCCCAATGCAAACTGCACTCGAAGGAGACTTCGATACCGGTAATATGAGATATAAAGCAAGAGAAAGATATTCTTTTGGTTACTCAAACTGGAGAGCAGTATTCGCATCTCAAGGTGCTTAATACGGAAATTTTCCTTAAGGGAGCTTCGGCTCCCTTTTTTTTGTCTAAAATTTAATTTTACAAAAAGCTACCTATATTTAGTTTCTTGTTGTAGAATTTAAGAAGCTAATAAATAAAGTATTATGAAAATATATACTGTTTTGCATTCAAGCAATAGCATGTCAAACTCTCCTTGTATAGGAAAGTGCAGCACTTCTATGGCTCCTTTTGATGAAATATGCAAAGGATGCGGAAGAAGTGTCGAAGAAATACGAGATTGGGAAACCTATACAGATTTAGATAAAAAGTTAATAAATCTAAAAAATGTTATGCGAGGATACAGTATAAGACAAAAAATAGAATCTTATGGAGATGAAATGAGCGAGAAGAAACAAGACATACAAGGAAGAATGACAACCGTAATATCTTTGCTAGAAATGATTGGTAAAGATATGTTAGACGAATACGGCAAAGATCCAAAAATAAAAGAATCCTATCAGGCTTTATTTAATTCTAGAGAAGCCATATTAGAGTCAAAAGAACACTTTAATAAACAACTATAAAGTAGTATAGTTATACTAAACCGAGGTAACTTGTTATACCAACTGGCTCGGCAGACTTACTCCAAAGATGGTATAACTAATTTAGTTAGGAGAAAATAATGGCTAAATCAACTTTTTCAGGTCCAGTCAAATCTTTGGCGGGATTTATTTCAGCAGGGGTTAATAACTCTGTTTCTTTAACCGCAGATACAACTTTAACAGTAGATGCACACGCAGGAAAAATATTGTTATGTAACGATGCAGACGGTAAATTTACTTTACCATCAATTGTTACAACAACACCAAGCGATCCAACAGATCCAAACCAGTTAAACAATATTGGAGCTTCTTTCTATTTTTATATAGAAACAGCAGCTACTGATCTTGATATTAAAACTGATGGTACTGACAAATTTAAAGGCGCTGCATTTATAGCTGTAGATGATGGTGCTGAGAAAGCTTTTGTACCAGCAGCTACTAATGATGTTATTACATTAAATGGTACAACTAAAGGCGGTATTGTCGGTAGTGTTATTCAAGTAACAGCTATTGATTCAGCAACATACTTAGTACATAACTCATTGTTAATTGGTTCTGGGACTATAGTAACTCCATTTGCTGACGCTTAATAACAGGAGATAATTATGGCAGGTAGAATTGTAGGTTCAGATGTAAAAACGGCAACAACAACTTCAGCTGCTACCGGTGGCGCAGTATTGCAAAATGGTAGATCAAGATTAAGAGGTTATATTATTGCTGGCGGAACTTCTGACGGTACTGTTACTTTTAGGGATGGTTCTGTTACAGGCTCTACCTTATTAATTGCTCCTTGCAACGCAAACGATACCGAAACTTTAAACATTCCAGATTCTGGAGTTTTATTTGAAGATGGTATTCACGTTGTATTAAGCAATATAGATAGAGTAACTGTCTTTCATTCGTAAATTATGGCTCGCGAAGTTTCTTCAATATCACGTGTAGGAACAAGCGAGCCTTTTAATTTACAAATTGCAAGAGGGCAAATTGCTTATCATAAAAGCATATTTAAGTTTGGTTTTAATCCAGATGTTGATGATTCTTTAGAAACTATTTGGGCTGAAGGTGGATTGTACTCCTATTTATCAGCAGCTACTGTTTTAAAAATATCTAGTTCTTCAACAAATGATACATCTGCAGGAACCGGAGCAAGAACCGTAACATTATTTGGACTAGATGCTAATTATGATGAAATATCGGAAACAATTACTTTAAATGGACAAACAGCTGTAAATTCAACTTTATCTTATTTAAGAATTTACAGAATGACTGTTGATACAGCAGGATCTGGTGGTAAAAATGCTGGCGTTATATACGCAGGTACAGGAACTGTAACTTCTGGTGTGCCGGCAAATAAATACGCAACTATAGCAATCGGAGATAATCAAACCCTTATGGCGCTTTGGACTGTTCCAAGAGGCTATACCGCATATTTATCTCAAACGGATGTTACCGCAGCAACAACCCAAAACAATAAATATGCAACTGTTCATTTTGTTGCTAGAGAAAATGGTGGTGTTTTTCAGGCAAAAGATAAATTTGTAAAAGCAGAAAGCTCACATAATCAACAGTACGATGTTCCTTTAAAGTTTGAAGAAAAGACAGACTTAGAATTTAGATGTGTAGGAGACTCAGCAGGTGCTGATATTGCTGTATCTGCTTCTATGGATATTATATATATACAAAATAGACCTTATCCTGAGTAATTATGACAACAAGAAGAAAATCTAAAAGTATACCAAGAACAACAAAAGGTAAGGGTGCTAATTATAGACCTACTAAAAAAGGCGCTGGTATGACAGCTAAAGGTGTAAGAGCTTATAGAAAAGCAAATCCAGGATCTAAGTTAAAAACAGCTGTAACAGGTAAAGTAAAAAAAGGATCTAAAGCAGCAAAAAGACGTGCTTCATATTGCGCAAGATCTCTAGGACAATTGAAGAGAAGTTCAGCAAAAACTAGAAACGATCCTAATTCAAGAATTAGGCAGGCAAGAAGAAGGTGGAAGTGTTAAATGGCAAAAGGTAAAAAAGACGCTTGTTATAGAAAGGTAAAATCAAGATATAAAGTTTGGCCATCTGCATATGCAAGCGGAGCTTTGGTTAAATGCAGAAAAGTGGGAGCAAAAAACTGGGGCAATAAATCAAGACAGAAACTTTCAGGTGGTGGCGTAGCAACTTTTGTAACTCCTAGAGGTTTTAGTAACTTGCTTAAAGGTAAACGTAAACAAACTAAGCTGGGATAATGGCAGAAGAAGGATTAAAAAAATGGTTTTCTCGCAACAAAGGCAAAGGCTGGGTTGATTGTAAAACTGGCAAACCTTGCGGTCGCCAAAAAGGCGAAAAGCGTAAAGGATATCCAGCTTGTAGACCAACTATGGCTGATTGTAAGAAAAAAGGAGCATCTTCAGCAATAAAGAAAAAAACCAGCAAAAAACGAGTAAGCTGGAAAAGCGGAAGGGTTAGAAAATCAACAGGAGGGCCTGCAAATATTAGAGGGCAGGGTGTTGTTATGAGAGATAGGTTAAGATAAAATAAAAAAATGGCAAAACTAAAAAACCCAAAAAAAGCAGATCTTAATAAAGACGGCAAAATTAACTCTTACGAAGAAAAAAGAGGTTTAGCTATTGAAAAATCAATGGCAAAGCAAAACAAATTAAAATTGCAAGGTGGCGGCTTTATAGCAAATGGATGCGGTGCTGTTATGGAGCAAAAAAGAAAAGTAACTACAATAAGCTAGGAGAATAGAATGTTTAAAAGAACTAAAATGTACGCAGGTGGTGGACCTGTAAGTAAAGGTACTAAATATATGTCTACAGGCGGAGCTGCTAAAAAAACAAAATATATGTCTACAGGCGGAGCTGCTAAAAAAACAAAGTACATGGCTGCAGGCGGAGCTGCTTCTAAAAGCACTAAATATATGGCAAAAGGCGGCAAAGTTTAACTTGCAGCTAAATGTCATATTTAATTTCAAATATACCTCAGTTTAAATGCTGGGTCAGAAAAGAATTTACAGCAAATCATAGCAAGTATCACGGAGAATATTTACATGCTTTGGCTATAGCTGTAAATACAATTCCAGACAGATCTTTGTCATTTCAAGTAGTATTTACAGGATGCGAAATAGATAACGAAGAAGACGCTCAAAATGTTCATGGTGGCGCTATGTGGGCCAGAATGCCAATTCAAGCACTTGTAGCAGATATACCTCTTCAAGAATGGCCAACTCCAATGGAAGATCATTTAGCCCAACCTTGGGATTGTCTTAGCCATCACCATTCTGTAGTTACAATGGATAGAGTCAGTTCATCTCCTTGGCTTTGTAAAATAGGTGGAGAATTTTATACAGGAAAGTATTTATTTACTGTAGACTATACAGATAACTCTATAGCAGATGATCCTGCTCAACATAAGCAGTCTCATGTGTTATATTTAACAGATGCTGGTGAATATACTGGCAATTTTGTTGCTTTACCAAATAATAGAGTTAGAGCAACAAATCCTGCTTTATGGCGTGTTGGTGAGGGAGCTCCAGACTTTATGCCTTCTCAATGGACGCATTCTGCAGAACAGCATGAGAGCTATATAGATCCAAATATAACTTTTAATAATCTATACGCTCCAGAGGAAGATTAATATGACAACATCTAGCAGTACAGATTTTGAACCAAACGTAGCTGAGTTTGTAGAAGAAGCATTTGAAAGATGTGGGCTAGAACTTAGAACTGGTTACGATTTAAAAACAGCTCGCAGATCTATCAATCTAATGTTGGCTGAATGGGCTAACCGTGGTTTAAATCAATGGACTATAGAACAAGCAACCGAAACTGTAACACAAGGAACTGCAAGTTATTCTTTAAATACAAATGTTATTGATGTATTAGATGTTGTTTGCAGAAGAACTGTAAACGGAACTCAAACAGATATATCAATGGATAGATTAAGTAGAAGTGAATACTTAAACATACCAAACAAAACAACTCAAGCTAGACCATCTCAATTTTTTATTGATAAAACTATTACACCCGCTATAAAAGTTTGGCCTGTTCCGGAAAATAGTACAGATGTATTGGTGTTTAATAAGCTGGTAAGAATGGATGATGCCGATGCTGGTACCAATACAATGGATATGCCTTTTAGGTTTTATCCTTGTTTTGCAGCAGGTCTAGCTTATTATATTGCTATGAAAAAAGCTCCAGATAGAGTTGGTTTATTAAAACAAGCTTATGAAGAAGAATTTGATAGGGCTATGTCAACAGATGAAGACAGAGCATCCTTCAGAATAAGGCCTTTCAACAGCGCGAATTAATATGGCATATGCAAGTGGTAAGTTTGCAAGAGCCTTATGCGACAGATGCGCTTTTGAATACCCGTTACATTCTTTAAAAGAAGAGTGGAACGGCTTAAAAACTTGTCCAGAATGTTTTGAAACAAAACATCCTCAACTAGAACCACATACAGCTCCAGCTGATCCGCAAGCTCTATATAAACCAAGACCAAATACTGATAAAGAGGTTGGTGAAGGATTTGTTGTTGTTACTGTATCAAATATTTATTTACCATCATTTATGAATGATTCAATTATTGGTTCTAATTTTGTAGTTCCTGAAATGACAGGAGCTGTTGGGGAGGTTACAATTACTACAACATGACTTTAGCAGAATTAAAAACACTTATTCAAAACTTTACTGAAAACGAAGAAACTACGTTTGTTAATACGTTAGATGATTTTATTGTAAATGCTGAAGAAAGATTATTTCACCTAATACAATTAGATTTTTTTAGAAAAAACGTTACTGGTAATTTAACTACTGGTAATACGTATTTAACAGCCCCAAGCGATTTTCAAATGTCATTTTCTTTGGCTGTTATTGATGGTAATGGCGATTACAATTATTTAGAAAAAAAACATACCACTTTTATGCGTGAATATGCGCCAGATCCTACAGATACAAATGCTAGAGGACTTCCGCAATATTACGCAGACTTTGATAAAGAATTATCAACAGGGTCAGACAACGGATCTACTCTTATTGTTTCACCTGTTCCCGATCAAGATTACAACGTAGAGTTACATTATTTATATGAGCCAGCAAGTTTGACCAGTCAAACATCTGGTACTTGGATTTCTCAAAATGCGAGAAATGCTTTATTATACGGTTGTTTAGTAGAAGCTTATACTTTTATGAAAGGCGAACAAGATATGATGGCCTTATATGAAAACAGATTCAATCAAGAGGTTTCAAGATTGAAAAATCTAGCTGAAGCTAGAGGACGTCAAGACGAATACAGATATGATTCGTTAAGAACGCAAGTTACTTAAACTTACAAAAAAGGAGAAGATATGAAACCAATCAAGAAACTTGAAGGTAAAACCGTAGCTATTGTCGGCATGGGCAAAAGCTGGTTTGACTATAATTTAGCAAAATCACATGGATCACATTTTGACGAAGTATGGGCTATAAACGCTGTTGCTTCTGTTATATATCATGACCGAGTATTTATGATGGATCCTCCATCTAGGTTTTTAGATACAGACGATGCTGGTGGACAGACTGATAGTATGTCCAAACTATTACAAGAACATCAAGGTCCTGTATATACCTGCGAACTAGATGATAGATGTCCTGGACTTGTTGAATATCCTATAGATGAAGTTTTGGCAGGATGTGGATCACACTATCTTAATAATACGGTTGCTTTTGCTGTAGCTTTTGCTATATGGAATAAAGTTGGAAAAATAAAAATGTTTGGTATAGATTTTAGTTATAAAGGCAATTTGCATTTTGCTGAATCTGGTAGAGCGTGTGTAGAGTTTTGGTTAAGCAAGGCTATGTTTAATGGCATACAGGTAGAAGTAGCAGCAACAAGTGGGTTGTTAGATACGAACGTTCCTGCAAGTGAAAAGCTATACGGATACCATCGTTTAGATGACCCTTTAGTTGTAATTGCAGATGAAAAAGGTGTTTTAATAGCAAAAAAGCAAAGTCAAGTACAACAATTTAAACAAGAACAAGAGCCAGTTCTTATAGATAGAAACGACACACATTTAAAAAAGAATAAAGTAGGAGAGCCAAACAAATGGTAATGAGTTACAAAGCAGGTCCTGAGCTTGGTATGCTAGAAGTTCATACTACAGATGAAGGCGGTCATCCAACTGAATTTTGGGCTAAATTATGTATAGATAAAATAATACAAGTAAGTGATGAAGCTCCAGAAAATGTAAAAGAACAGGTAAAAGCCTATAGAGATAATATAGAAAAAGTTATTAACAATTATATGCAAAATGCGATAAAATCTGATAGGATAACAATTAACAATCAATTAGAAAAAGCAGATCTAAAAGAAGCTGCTGATTTAATTAGGAAACTATAATTATGGCAATTACATCAACACTTACAACGAGTTTTAAAAAAGAGCTATTGCTTGGAAATCATAATTTTACAGCAGGTACTGCAGGAGATACTTATAAGTTAGCTTTATATACTTCATCTGCTACTTTAGGAGCTACTACAACTTCGTTTACAACTACAGGTCAAGCTTCTGGAACTAATTACACTTCAGGTGGAGGAACCTTAACAAACGTAACTCCAACAACATCTGGAACAACTGCTTTTTGTGATTTTAATGATCTAACATTTGGTACAGCTACTATTACAGCTAGAGGTTGTATGATCTATAACTCAAGTGATTCAAACAAATCTGTAGCAACAATCGACTTTGGCGGCGATAAAACATCTACTGCTGGAGACTTTACAATCGTATTTCCAGCCGCAGCTTCAGGTACAGCGATTATAAGAATCGCTTAAGGCGGTCCTACGATGGCAGTAGGTTGGGGTCGCTCTACGTGGGGAGATGGTCCCTGGGGTGAACCAGCAGCCACGTTAGTACCCGTATCAGGTCAATCAGCTACAAGTGCTTTAGGCACTATTTCCGTAGTAGCTGATGCTAATTTAACTTTAACTGGTCAATCAGCAACAGCAGCCGTAAGCGGCGTGGGCGTAAATGCTCAAGCTGTAGCAGTAGTTCCATCTTTAGACAGTCAACTTGGTACTGTTACAGTACAAATTCAAGCAGAAGCAAACGTAACACCTACAGGTCAAGAGGCTACATCTGCGCTTGGAACAGCAGTTGTAGATGCAGAATCAAATGTAAGTGTAACTGGCTTTGAACTAACCTCAGCGCTTGGAACTGTTTCAACTACAGGTAAGGCAAATATAACGCCTAACAGCCAGGTTGGAACATCTGCTTTAGGAACTCCTTTAATAGATGCTGAGGCAAATGTAACCTTAACAGGTCTAGCGGCAACTTCTGCTTTAGGTACAGTAACGCCAAAAGCAAATGCAGACGTAAATATAACAGGATTTGGATTAACTTCTGGTCTTGGAAGTATTACACTTGTTACTAATAATAATATTTCTGTAACAGGCTTAGCTGCTACAGGTGGATTAGGATCAATAACTGTATTATTATCAATTAATATTGATGTAACAGGACAATCCGCTACATCTGCTTTAGGAAATGTTACCCCAAACGCTGATGCGAATGTTATACTATTGGGAGTCAGCGCAACAGGAAGTGTTGGTAAGTTTTTAATATGGTCGCTTATTGATGAAAGCCAAACTCCAAACTATACTAACATAACAGATACGCAAACATCATCATTCTCAGAGATTGATGAAACCCAAGCTCCTAGCTGGGAAGAGGTTGCTTAAGACAAGAGGAAAAAAATGGCAAGCACATATGTAAATGATTTAAGATTAGAGGAAATGGCCACCGGAGATCAATCCGGAACTTGGGGCGATACAACTAATACCAATTTAGAATTAATAGCAGAAGCATTTAGTTACGGTACTCAAGCTTCATTCGGCTCAGATGCAGACGCAACAACAACAATAGCAGACGGAGCAAGTGATCCAGCTAGAAGTTTGTATCTTAAAATAACGTCTGGCGTTAGCTTAACAGCTACTAGAACACTTACTATTGCACCTAATACCGTATCCAAGATTTGGATTATAGAAAACGCAACTTCAGGCTCACAATCAATTAATATATCTCAAGGTAGCGGAGCTAACGTAACTATACCTAACGGAGATGTAAAAGTAATTTATACAGACGGAGCAGGCGCAGGAGCAGCAGTTGTTGATGCTTTTACTGATTTAAACTTAGGCGGTACTACAACCGTTGCTGCGTTAGATGCAGGATCAGGAGCAATCACTACAACTGGTACGGTTACAGGTGGCACTTTAACAGGAACACTAGCTACAGCAGCTCAACCTAATATTACAAGTCTTGGAACTATTACAGGTTTAACAACTACAGGCGATATTAACTTTGGCGATAACGATAAAGCAGTCTTTGGAGCAGGTTCAGATTTACAGATTTATCATGATGGTTCAGCTTCTTATATTAATGATTCAGGAACTGGAAATTTAAAAATACAAGGTACTCAATTACAACTTCAAAACGCAGCAGGAACATTATCTTATCTTGCAGGTGTTGATGGTGGTGCAACAACTATTCATCACGCTGGATTTGCAAAACTAGCCACAACCTCAACAGGCATAGACGTAACAGGCGTAATAACAACAGATGGTTTAACAACTACAGGTGATATTAACTTTGGCGACAACGACAAAGCTATCTTTGGAGCAGGTTCAGACCTAGAGATTTATCATGATGGGTCTAATAGCTATGTCAAAGAAAAAGGAAACGGAGTATTAAATATTAGCGGCGGTAACGCAATTAATTTTCTTACAGGAAATGATGCCGCCGAAACAGGCTTAACTATTGCAACAGATGGAGCAGTAACCCTTTACCATGACAACTCACCCAAACTAGCCACAACCTCAACAGGCATAGACGTAACAGGTACAGTTGTTGCTGATGGTTTAGATGTAGATGGTACAGCTACAATAACTTATACAGGTACAGGAGACTGCTTGGTTTTAGAATCAACAGAAGCAGGTGCAAGTGCAGCTCCAGATTTAGTTCTTTATAGAAATAGTAGCTCACCAGCAGATGGTGATGATATAGGTAACATACTTTTTAAAGGTAAAGACGACGGCGGTAACGACACCAGCTATGCTTTTATTTTGGGAGAAATAAACGATGCTTCTGACGGAAGTGAGGATGGTAATTTATTTTTTAGAACACAATCAGGAGGTTCTTTAGATAATAGACTATCTATTGTTTCAAATAAAATAGGTATAAATACTGACTCACCTGATACCATCATGGAGATTGTTGGTGCTGACCCAATATTAACAATAAGAGATACAGATACTGGACAAAGTACAGCAAATGCTAGAATTAGATTTGCAGAATCAGCAGGTGGTGATATTTTAGACAATTATTGGGATGTGGGACTAGAACCAACACAATCATTAACTTTTTCAAAAAACGGTACAGAATATGCAAGGTTTAATACAAATGGCAATCTTGGAATTGGGACTAACTCACCATCAAGACCTTTAGATGTAAATGGTTCAATAAGAGTTGCTAATGCTAATGCTGTGGAGTGGGGTGGCACAAATGAAGCTATTGTTGGTGATACAGGTGGTGCTTTAATTTATAAAGTAGGTGGTTCTGAAATAATGCGTAACACATCTACAGGCCTTGGTATTGGTACTACGACTGCTGACCTTTTAAGTATTGCTTTTGACGGGAATATTTCTTCAGACTATACAGCTTTTGATGTTGATATAGGTAAAGCAAGTGGTTCAGCAATTACAAATCTAAAAGGTATAAATGTTGATTTAGCCTCTGCTGATATAACAGGTACAGATGAAATTACTAATTTATACGGTGCTTATATTAATAACTCAACAGCAGGTGGAGCAGCAGGAGTTATTACAAACTGGTGGGGTATATATGTACCAGCAGCAGATCCTGATAGAACAGATAATCCAGTAAGTGCTTACTTTGGAGATTCAGTAGGTATTGGAACGACTAGTCCTTCTAATTTACTTCAAGTAGATGTAGACTCTGCAAGTACAACTACAGATTCTATTTCAGTACAAAATAGTGGTGCAACTTCAATAGGTCATACAACAGGTTTAAGATTTCAATTTAATGCTGCTGTACCTTCTGCTATCAGGTCTCGTGTAACTAATGCTACAACTGGTGCAGGAACTTTAGGTTTCTTTACATCAGCAGATGGAACTGCTTTAAATTTATTAGAAAGAATGGCTATTGATAATGCAGGTGCGGTATCTATAGCAGGTTCTTTATCAAAAGGTTCAGGCTCATTTAAAATTGACCATCCATTAGAATCTAAAAAAGATACTCACCATTTAGTACATTCATTTGTAGAAGCACCTAAAGCAGATAATATTTATAGAGGAAAAGTAGATTTAGTAGATGGTTCTGCAACAGTTAATATTGATACTGTAGCAGGTATGACTGAAGGAACTTTTGTAGTTTTAAATACAGATGTTCAATGCTTTACAACAAATGAATCAGACTGGGATGCTGTAAAAGGTAGCGTATCAGGAAATATATTAACTATCTCTTGTCAAAATACATCATCAACTGCAACTGTATCTTGGTTGGTAATTGGTGAAAGACAAGACCAACATATGCTTGATACTGAATGGACTGATGAAAATGGTAAGGTAATAGTTGAGCCTTTAAAAATAGTAGAGCTTTTAGAAGAAGAAACAGAATAATTTAATTAAAAAAACAAGGAATACAAAATGGCAATTAATTATATTTGGAACTGTAATACTGTAGACGTTTATCCGTCTGAAAACGGTGAAGATAATGTTATCTACAACATTCATTGGAAAATCACAGGAACCGAATCTGATGCAGACGGTAATTCGCATGTAAGCAGCGTATATGGGACTCAAGAAGTTGACACTTCAGATTTAAGTAATTTTGTGCCTTTTGATCAGGTAACAAACGCTATGGCTACCACCTGGGCTCAAGAGGCTATGGGAACTGAAGAGGTTGATAAAAACGAGGCTCTTATAGCTGATAAAATATCAGAACTTAAAAATCCAACAACAGAAACAAAACAATTAATATCTTAATATAAGGAGAAATAAAATGGAGAAGAAACAATTTTTATTAGGAATGCTACAGCTTATTGATGTAGCTACCAAAAGAGGAACTTGGGAGGGTAACGATCTAGAATTTGTTGCCATTTTAAGAAAAGAAGTGGTTGAGCAATTAAAAGAATTTGCTGAGCCAGAAGAGTCCGTAGAAACTACACCAACTAAGGAGGAAAGTGATAATGGATAATATAGTAGAAATAGTAAATTGGATAACTACAATTGTAACGATTGCTTCAATTGTGGCAGCAACAACATCTACACCGAAAGATAACGAATGGTTAGCCAATTTTTATAAATTTATAAATTTACTAGCTATTAATATAGGTAAAGTTAACAAATAGCTAAATTTTTTAAAAATCCTAAAAAAACATGCCTCTGAGATGTCTCAGAATTAATTATCTTGCATAAGTTAATATCCTAGAACCTCTTTTAATTTTTCTCTTCACCAGAAGTCTCTGAAGAGGTTTTAGCGTTTTAAATTAAAATTTTAAGCTTTTTTAATATATTATTGACATAGTTGCTCTTGAAGATACAATTGAGGGGTAAACTAATCAACTTAATATGTAAAATTTTAAAATGCCAGGTACTAAAGCCACAGCCGTAACCGTAGCGGCAGATCTTGCCAAACATGAAACCCAATGCTCTGAGCGTTGGAAGACAGCATTTAATGAATTTGCAGATATAAAAAGCGAAATATCCTCAATTAACAATACAATAAAAATGACAACCTTTGGTATTTTTGGCTTTATAGGCGCTTTAGCTATAGCCTTAATATCAGTCATGTTATGAAGTTTAAAAAAATTCTAAAAGAAATAGTTGGCGCGGTAGCCCCTACTCTTGGTACAGCTCTAGGAGGGCCTATGGGAGGAATGGCGGCAAGTGTTATATCTGAGGCTTTGGGAGTTCCTAATAATCCAAAATCAATAGAAACAGCAATTTATAATGCTACATCTGAGCAAATGATGGAGTTGAAAAAAGCTGAAAAAGACTTTGAATTAAAAATGAAAGAGCTTGAAGTTGATATCTTTGCTTTAGAGGCTAAAGAAAAGCAAAGCGCAAGAAGGTATTTTTCTAAAGATTGGACTGCTAGAATAATAGGTATAGGAACTATTGCTGGATTTTTAGGATATATATTTATGGTAACAATACAACCTCCGGACCAGACTTCGGAAGGTTTAATAAATTTAGTATTAGGATACTTAGGTGGATTGGCTAGTGCAATTATTTCGTTCTATTTTGGAGCGTCTAATACCGACGACAAAAAAGAGTGATATGGAAATATCCCAAGAAGGACTGTGCCTAATCAAAAAATTTGAGGGCTGCAGTCTAGAGGCGTATCAATGCGCCGCTTCAGTATGGACCTATGGATACGGTTCAACTAAAAATGTTCAAGAAGGCGATACTATTACCAAAGAAGATGCCGAAAAACTTCTATCAGAAGAAATAAAAGAATACGAAAATTACGTAAAAGATTTAGTAGAAGTAGATTTAAACCAAAATCAATTTGATGCTTTGGTTTCTTGGGTTTTTAACCTTGGGCCAGATAATTTAAAAAAATCTACTCTTTTAAAAGTTTTAAACAATAAAAAATACGAAGATGTTCCAGCTCAAATACAAAGATGGAATAAAGTAGATGGCAAAGTTTTAGAAGGACTGGTTAGGAGAAGAAACGCAGAATCCCTACTGTTTGAAGGTAAAGAGTGGGGAAAAATATAAGGAGATAAAATGCCACATGCTACAACGCGTATTGCGTTAGCAGGTGAATATTTAGCAGCGTCATATTTGATGAGATATTGCGACTCTGTTATTTTAGCTCCAGCAGGCCATCGTTCAGATTTAATTCTAGATCATCAAGGACAACTATATAAAGTACAAGTAAAGACTACCAACAGCATTTATAAGCGTAGAGGACAAGATTATTACCGCTGGGAAATACGAACCAGCAAGCGAACTCAAGATAACATTCGACAAAATAAAATGGTAAGATATGGAAACGGGCAAATAGATATGTTTTGCTTGGTTGCTTTGCCTATTGATAAGGTTTTTTTTATTCCGTTTACAGAAGATGGAAATCAAACAGAATATGCAAAGACAGCAAATAATTTAAAAAAGATTGACTCAAAAGAGTCTTTAATTAAAACTTTATTAACGATAAACAAAATACCAGAATTAGAGCCTTTAAATGACCTTACAGAAAGCAGTATTTAACCCAGGTATCAACAGAGAAGGTACCGATTATAGTAACGAGGGCGGTTGGTTTGACGTCAATCTCGTTCGTTTTAGAAAAGGATTGCCAGAAAAATTTGGAGGATGGACCAAAAATACTCCTAATAGTTTTCTTGGCACCTGCAGAGCTTTGCATCCTTGGGTGTCAATAGAAGGAACTAAATACTTAGGCCTTGGTACTACTTGGAAATACTATATAGAAGAGGGTTCTAATTTTAACGATATTACTCCAATAAGAGCTACAACAGCTGCAGGAGACGTAACTTTTTCTGCAACAGATGGCTCTTCGACTATTACAGTAACCGATACAGCAAATGGATCTGTAAAAAATGATTTTGTTACCTTTACAGACGCTGTAAGTCTAGGTGGAAATATTACTGCTGAAGTTTTAAATCAAGAGTATCAAATAGATACTATAGTAGATAGTGATTCATATAAAATAATAGCTAAAGATACTAACGGAAATACTGTAACAGCTAACGCAAGTGATACCGGAAACGGCGGCTCAAGTACAATAGGAGCCTATCAAATAAATGTAGGCTTGGATGTATATGTTCCAGGAACCGGTTGGGGCGTAAACGGCTGGGGCGAAGGATCTTTTGGCTCCGCATCATCCTTAACAGTAACAAACCAGTTAAGACTTTGGACGCACGATCATTTCGGCGAAAACTTAATAATAAATGTTAGAGGCGGTGGTATTTATCAATGGACAGAAAATAGTGGTACAGCGGTAAGGGCTGTAGATATGTCTAGCATATCAGGAGCTAATTTAGTTCCAACAGTAGGATTACAAGTTATTACTTCTGAAAAAGACAGGCATTTAATTGTACTAGGTGCAGACCCTATAAATGATGCAGGTACGGCTAGAACCGGTACAGTAGATCCGATGCTGATTGCTTTTTCTGATCAAGAAAATAACTTAGAGTTTGAGCCTTTGATAACGAATACAGCTGGTTCTTTAAGGCTATCCTCTGGATCTGCTATTATTGGAGCCGTAAAATCAAGACAAGAAATTATCGTTTGGACAGATACTGCTGTATATAGTATGCAGTTTGTTGGTCCTCCTTTTACTTTTGCAGTAAACCTAGTTAACGAAGGAACAGGATTAGTTGGCCCTAAGGCTGCGGTAACAGCTCCTTCATCTATTTTCTGGATGGGCTATAACAATTTTTATAGCTATAACGGTAGCGTTCAAACTTTGCCTTGTAGCGTTCATAATTACGTATTTGGCGATATTAACTTAGTACAATCATTTAAAATAAACGCTTTTACTATTGCTGATAAAAACGAAGTAGGTTGGTTCTATTGTTCTGCTGACAGTAACGAAATAGATAGATACGTTATTTATAACTATATGGAAAATATCTGGACGTATGGACAGTTAAGTAGAACGGCTTGGCTAGATGCTGGTATTGAGAACTTCCCAAGAGCAGTAAGCGGCGGTTATTTATACGAACAAGAAACAGGATTTGACGCAGACGGATCGCCGATGACTAACGTATTTATAGAAAGCTCAGACTTTGATATAGGAGAGGGTGAGCAGTTTTCATTTATAAGAAGAATTATTCCAGACTTTAAATTTATAGAAAACCAAAACGATTGCTCAGTAAATATAGTTGTTAAAACCAGAAACTTTCCTGGCGACTCTTTAACAACAAGCTCTACAAGCGCTATTAGTCAAACAACGCAACAAGCATACGTTAGAGGAAGGGCGAGACAATTGGTTTTACGTATTGAATCAAACGACGACGCAACAAACAACGGTAATTTAGGTATTGGTTGGAGGTTAGGGGCTACTAGAATAGATATTAAAACTGACGGCAGAAGATGAGCAAATTACTACAAACTCAACTACCTGTAGCTTCAGGACAATACGTATCAGTAGACGTTTTTAATAGACTTATAAGAATTTTAGAGATAAACTTAGGATCAGTAGATCCAGATAATACGATACAATTATCGACTACTGAACGTGATTCTTTGAATTTTAATCAAGGCACGCTAATATTTAATACAACAACAGAAACGCTACAAGTATTTGACGGGACTGAGTTTATTGATTTAACGAGCCATCGTACTTACTTAACAGGAGTTTCTGCTACATCAGCGTTAGGAAGCGTAACAGTTTCAACGCCTTAACATATGGGAAAAAATGCTAGCAGAAAAAATATATTTAGAAGAAGAAAAATACGAGCTTAAAAACCTATTGCTCGCATATCCATCCGATTGGTTTTTGAACAAAGAAACCTTAGAAAGAGCCAAACAATCTATTCCAAATATCGTAGATTTTTACAAAAGTATGGGTGTAAATAACCCAGAAGATAATCCTTTAACAAGCGTTATATCAGAGCCTTTGAAGGAGGTATATACCGTTCCCTTATTTTCAGAAAAATTTTGTCAAATATTATTAGATGAAATAAATAATATGCAAGATCATTTTTCATTTTGTCCAAATCCAGAAGAAGATGAGCTAAGACAAATACCAGAAATAGTTTTAAGTGAAAGATGTCCAGAACTATACAGCTCTTTGTTGCACGTAGTTCAATCTTTTATCAATCCAATTTTATTAACAATATGGAATCGCCACGTTACAGGTGGCAATATACAAATAGCAAATTACAATTTAAAGAATAAAAAACAAGGTGCTTGGCACCACGACGCCAGTTCAGATGTTAGTATTGTAGTACCCTTAAATACAGGCGACTACAAAGGCGGCGGAACAGAATTTTTAAACAGGGGAATCGTAGAGCCTTTACCGACAGGTAGCGGTCTAATATTTCCTAGCTATACTCACATGCATCGAGGTTTAGCAGTTGAGGAAGGCGATAGATATTTATTGGTTTTTTGGCTTAATTCTGAGGAAGAATCAATTAACAGTAAAGAAAATTAAGGTTACAATAGTATGATGAATAAAATAGACAATAGCGGACAAGGATTAGCAAGATTAGGCAGGGATGAAGACCAATATATGGCTCACGTCGCCCAAGGCGAAATGGTCGTACCACCTATTATTTCTCCAGAAACAAGAGAGCGTATAGAAGCCGAGATGAGGGCTGCAGGCCTATCTCCAGATGAATATACTGTTGGCGCAGGTATGTCTATTAACCCTATTACAGGAATGCCAGAATTTGGCTGGTTAAAGAAAACATTTAAGTCTATTAAAAAAGTTGTAAAGAAAGTTGCACCTGTTGCTGCATTTATACCAGGAGTTGGTACGGCTTTAGGAGGCGTTCTTGGAGGACTTGCAGGAAAAGTGGGTGGAGCTCTTGGCTTATCTAGTACAAGCGGACTTGGCGGTTTAATAACAAGTGGAGCAAAAGGCCTAGCAGGTCTTAAGATACCAGGGATTTCGTCTATTGCAGGCGGAGCCGCAGGTGGTTTTGATAGTTTAAAAGGAATAATGAGTCTTAAAGGAATGCTTGGAGGGGGTCCTTTAGAAGGTCTTATAGGAATGGGTCAACAGCCTACGCAACTTGTAGATGAGGCTGGCAATCCTGTAGATTTATATGAATTACCAGACGGAACCCAGTTGACAAAACAACAAATGATTGAAAAAGGATATATGGATCAATCTGGAAATATGGTTACTACACCTAGGTTCTCTGGATTAGTTGGTCCGGACAGTTTTGCGGATAAAATTTTAAATATAGACCCAAACAAAGGAACAGGTCCGCTTAGTTTTCTTACAGGAAGTGGAGACTCTAAAGGAATATTTGGCGGAAATATGGGCGCAGCCGCACTTGCTGGATTGCTTGGTAAAGTAACTTACGAATCAGCTAAAGAAAGAATGGGTGGTTTGGCTGAAACTCCAGCTGTAACGATGGATGCTCTTGGCAGATACCAATTATCAAAAGAATTAGGAACAGGCGGAACTAGAGGCGAGTTTGGCCTTCCAGAGGCTCAAAAAGCTTTAGAATTTAATATGGGCGGTCCAGTATATCGACAATATTTTAACGTAGGCGGAGTTGCTGAATTAGATATGAGAGACGGTGGCGAATCAGCAGGCCCAGGTACAGGTACTTCAGATGATATACCTGCGATGTTAAGCGACGGCGAATACGTGATGACTGCAAAAGCTACCAGAGGTGCTGGCGCTTTTGATGTAAATAAAACAAAATCAGGAATAGAGCTTATAAAAGGCGGTAGCGCCTCTAGAGAAAAAGGCGTAGAAAACATGCGTCAACTGATGGATATTTTTGAGGCAATATAATGGCAGATCCAATTAATCCAGTATTAGCAGATATAAGAAGAACGGATGTAATATCTGATCCTTTTGTAAGAGAACTTTATTTTGGCTCTCCAGATTACGAAGGACTTATTGCTGGTTCAAGAAGAGCGGCTCAAAAATATTTAGACGCAGGGCCAACGATGAGAAAAACGGCCGGTCTTTCTCCCTTAGAGCAAGCAGCTATAGAAAGAGCTTACGGCGGTATTGGTGGATATGAACCATATTTACAAGCTCAAGAGCAAGCTCTTTTAGGTGGAATGGGTTTAATTGGACAAGAAAGAGGTTTATTAAACGAAGCTATAGAAGCAACTAGAAGAGGCGGAGAAATACAACAACCTTACTTTTCTCAAGCAGAGCAACAGTACGGCGCAGGACTGGGAGATTTAATTGGTAGCCTTGGTCAAAGAGGGCCCTCAGCAAGAGAATTTCAAAGAGCAGCGTTAGAAGGATTTGATCCAAGAGCTGCTGCAGCCTATAGCTTACCTTCTCAGGTAATGCAACCATTTATTCAATCTGCTAGAGAGCAAACAGGCAGAGGGTTAGAGTCCTTGATGGGCGGCGCAGCTAGAGAGCAGATGTTAGGATCTCAAGCTTTGCGTGAGCTTCAAAGAGGCGTTGGTCAAGAAGAGGCAGCAAGACGAGCAGGTTTAAGAGAACTAAGAGGTGGCGCTGAAGAGGCTAGAATGATAGCCAGAGAAACAGGAAGAGCTACTTTTGACCCTAGAGATACTGCAAGATTTTACGATCCGTTTGAACAACAAGTCGTTCAACAAACAATTGAAGATATAATGAAAGGCGGCGCTAAAGAAGATATAGCTGCAAGAGCTAGAGATATACAAACTGGTGGTCAATCAGCTTTTGGCTCTAGAGCAAGACTAAGCGCAGGAGAAAGGCAGTCTGCTTTGGGTAGAGGTCTTGGAGAGGCTTTAGCAAATATTAGATCTGGCGGATTCCAAAGAGCGCAACAAGCAGCGTTAGGTGAATTTGGTAGACAGCAATCAGCGTTAGAAAGATCTGGCGGAACACTTGCAGGATTAGGACAGCAACTAGGAGCCGGTCTTGAAAGATTTGGAGCCGGTCAATTAGGCGGCAGTCAATTATTAGCTGGACAGATTGGTAAACTAGGAACTATGGCTGCAGAAAGAGGCGCTCAAGAACAAGCTGCTAGATTTGGAGCGGCTGGCGCAGAAAGAGCTATTGGATCTGATTTAGCAGGACTATCTCAACAAGCCTTAGAAACAGCGATGAGAGAATCTCAGTTTGGCAGAGGTGCCTTAGAAAGAGCTGGAGAAAGAGAGGCTGGATACGGTCAAACCCTAATGGGTGCAAGACGTGGATACGCTGGTGACATATTAGGTTTAGGCCAAGCAAGAGGAGACTTAGCAAGAGGAACCGGATCTGCTCTAGCAGGATACGGACAACAACTAGGCGGAATAGGTGGAAGACTAGCAGGATTTGGTAGTCAAATTGGAGATCTTGGCGCAACTTATCAAAGACTTGGCCAAGCAGAAAGATCAGAATTAATGGGTCTAGGACAAGTTCCAAGACAATTGATGGAAACTCAATACGGCAGAGAATACGACTATGCAGAGCAACAAAGACAAGACCCAATGAGAGCTATGCAGTTTATGCAAGGCTTTGCTCCTCAGTATCAATCAGGCCAGGCTCAAGTAACTAAACAATATGGTATGCCTATAGATCCTTTACAAAAAGGTATAGGTGCTGGTTTAGGAGCTTACGCTAGCTTATATAATAATTATGGCCAAAATACAGGAACAGCGACAGGCTAATGAATATATTACAAAGAAGAATGTTTGCCGAGGGGGATGTGGTAAACGCTGGACCTCAGCCTAGAGTTGATATACCAAGATTAATTGAATATTACGTATCTCAAGGTTATAACGCATTAGAAATAAAAGAAATGCTTCCGAATTTAGATATGAGGCAGATAGAGTCGGCTGTATCTCAGCTTGGAGGAAGTGTTAATCCAGCTGTCGCTAGTCCTGGGGCAGATGAATTTACTGGTGATATAAATGTATTTCAAGAAATTCCAGAAACTAAAGTAATTAAAAGATTGGCTCCAAAGGTGAAGCTTCCTACAACTACAGAGTTAGATAAAATATTTAGCTATATAAGGGCTACAAAGGAGCTGGGAACAGAAAACCAAATACTTGGTTTAAAAATGAACTTTAATTTAACAGATGAAGAGGCTAAAGAATATTTATCTTTACCAGATACTTCTGTTGAAATGACAGATCCAAGTTTAGCTTCGTTAGATGCTGTTGAGGTAATAGAAGAGCCTCTTTCGGCAACAAGTTTGGCTCCAAATGAATACCGAACAAGCGACGGTAGAATTTTTTCAATTGATCCAGCTAAATTTAAACAATTGTTATCTTCAGAAAGTCCTAGAATTATTTCAGGTATTGTAAAAAACCCAAATGTTGAATATGGAAGCGACTTAAAAACAATTATCGAGTCTGAGGCTTTAGGAAGATCTTCAACCTTAGCAGATCCAGAATCAATAAAAGTTGGTAACAAAGACGTTTATATAAGCCCAGATGAAAGGGGTGAATTAGCGTTAAAGTTTGGGGTTGATTTTGCAAAAGAGGGAATAGAAGGCTTAATAAACCAGGCAAGAAAAATAGTTAGCCCAGAAATGGTAGGTGTTTTTAAAGGAAGAGATGCTGCCAAAAAAGCAAGAGAAGAAGGTAGAGGAGAATATTTAGATATATTTGACACTCCTTTTTCAGGACAAGGAACTTTTGCAGAAAATTTACAAGAAATTCAAAGGTACGGTTTAACGGGTGGAGAAACTCCAGAAACTTTGGACAGTATTATTTTGGAAGCCTCTGTAGGAGAAGTAACTCCAGACACCCTATCAAAACAATTAGAAGATTTAGAAAAGACCCCATCTCCAGCAGATACAGTAACTGAAGACGTAGAAGCTGAAGAGGAAGTAGCAACAACTACAGAAAAAACAGCTGAGGAAGTAGTTGAAGAAAAGCCAGAAGGAGAAGCTGTTGCTGAAGATATTGTAGCTACAACAGAAGAAACTATTACGGAAACAAAGCCAAAGGTGGTTCCAGCAGGAGATTTTGAAAAAGCAGGCAACGTATTTTCTAGTCCAAACTTTGTAAGATTTGTTGCCAACCTATCAAAAGGCTTAGCTACTTCAGAAGATATGGCATCTGGCTTAGCAAAAGGTGCGGCGCTTGCAGCTGAGGAAAGAGGGCTGAGAGATTTAGAAGAACAAAAACTTGCTCAAGAATTAGAATTAGAACGTATTAAAAGCCAGGGAACAACAGCACTAAAACCATCTGAATTAAAAAGTTTAAACGCTATGACTACAGAAATGAGTGATACTATAAAAAACTATGAAGGAACTCAGGCATCTATAGGTATTATGAATGATGCAATATCTTTATTTGAAGAGGCCCAAGAAAAAGGAGTGCCAATAACTGGCTTACCGGGAAGACTTGCAAGATTTAAAGACGAGGCATCTGCATTTATTGGGATAGATAATCCAAACGTATCAGATGCTACAAAAATTAAAAATTATATAGAACAAGTAAAACAAAGAAGTATTAGAGAAATATTAAATGAATCTGGAAGAACTATATCTAACTTAGATAGAGATATAGTAGATAGGGTGTTTGGAGATTTAGATCTTACAGGAGATCCTAAAGAAATATTGAAAAAACTTAAAAATGCTAGACAAAGTTTAATTATAAATAATAAAGATAAAAAAAGGTCAATTGCTTCAAATTTTGAAATTATACAAAATCCCGCATATGCAGGAGTTGGAACAAGGGCTATATCCCCATATTTTTCTTTAATACAAAGCATTCTCCAATCAGATGTTACCGGATCTTCTAAGGATGTAGATTTAAGTAGTATTGTTGATATAGACTTGAGAGATAAAAATTTATTTGATGTTTTATGAAGACTTACAGATTCAGATTAACGGATGATCTTACAATACCGGTAGAAGCTAATTCAAGAGAAGAAGCCGTAAGGATACTTAAGTCAGAAATTGCAAAGAAAGAGGCGTCGCCTCTTTTTGATTCTATATACTTTGATTACGAAACAGGTATTAACGTTCCAAGGTTAAGACAAGCTTTAGCAAGACAGGAAAAAAGAGAAGAAAAAGAAAATGTCTTAAGAGCTTACGTTGATAGTACAGGATTTACTAGAACAACTAAAGGCGATTTTGCTATTACTCCAGAAGGACAAAGAGTTCTTATTGAAAAAGGATTGTTAGATGAAGATCAACAGTCTGATAAAAATATTGTTATAGATGAAAACAAGTTTGGTAGCGCTGGCGACTACGCAGATTTTGCTGGAGCTATTGGTCCTATCGCTGGAGCGATTGCAGCCCTTAGCCCTCAAGGAAGATTATTAAAAGGTATTCAATATTTATTTAAAGCTCCAACTGTAAGCAGATCTATATCATCTGGTATTGGAGCAGCTGGCGGTAAGGCAGCTGAAGAATCAATAGACGTATTACAAGGATTCCAGGATAAAGATGCTAACGAATTAGCCGATTTATTAGGAACAGAATTTACTATTGGCGTTACTGGTCAAGGTTTAGGAGAGCTGGGAGCAAAAGCTATCGGAGCTTTTTTTGGTAGAAAGGTTGACTCAGATGTTATAAGACAAAAATTCATTGAAGGTAAAAAATATAGTTTAGACGATGTTTTAAGATTTGATAAAAAACTCGGAAGAAAAGCTACCGAAAAAGAAATAGACCAAGCTGCAAAAAGAGGAGAAATAGAAGTTTTTAAATTTGCGGCCCTTCCCACTCAAACAGGTTTAGGAAGACCCATACCAGGAAGATTCCAAGAAGCCGGAGAAACTGTTTTTGGCAAAAAAAAGAGAGAAAGAGAAACCATTGGTTACAATTTTCAAGCTTTAGAAAAGCTAAAAAGACAAATAGCTGACAAAAAAGCCAAACTAGATGAATACTCTATATTTTCAGAAACAGATTCAAAAGTCATAGCAGAACTAAAAGCAAAAAGAACAGCGTTAGAAAAAGCAGAAGAAAACGTAACAAATGATTTGAAAAAGCTAATGAATGACTTAGCTTCTTCAACAGGCGGTTTTAACTCTACTATATTGCAAGGAAAAAAAGAACTTGGAAAAAATGTTCAAGATACAATAGCAGGCGCTTATAAGGCAATTCAAGATGGCCATAGAGAAGCATATGGATCAATAGCCAATAGAATAAATAAATTAAATCCAGAATATACCGTAGACTTAACTGACATAGGAATGGAATTAGATGAAATTTTAAAAAGAGGAAGGGGTATAGGCGAGGGCAATATCCCAAACGTAATAAAAAAATTAAGAAATGAAATATTGGTAAATTCAAAATACACTCTTAAAGATCTTGTTGAAACAAGAAAAATTTTAAGAGCTGCCAGAGACACAAAAGTTCTTTCTGGAGATGCTGTTGAGGCTTTAGATCAAGCATACAAAGCTGTAAATAATAAAATTATAGATTTGCCAAACAATTTACATACTATAAAAGGAGATAAGAATAAAGTAGTAGATATAATAAAGGACCTTAACAGAGAAAATGCCAGATATTATAAAAACCATTTACCTTTTGATAACGCAAAAGTTAAAAAAGTAATGAGTGAAAGAGAAATAGACGGAGATGACGTATATGATTTAGTTTTTGGAATAAATCAAGCTGGAGACATGAAAGCCATAATTCAAGCAATACCAGTTGATCAAAGACTTCCTTTAAGGCAAAAATTATTAAGAAGATACATGCAAGAAAAATCTAATGCTGCTGTAATAGATTCTAAAACCGGGTTTATTAAACCAGCTTCTTTTTCTAATATTATTTTAAAAGATAGAAAAAAATTAGAGCCTTTGTTAGGAAATAAATCTACAGAATTTTTTCAAGCAATAGACGATTTTGCAAGGCTAAAACCTAACTTAAATTCAAGAGAATTAGACGAAATAATTTCTGAGTTATCAGGAAGAATACCCCAGCTAGAAGCTACAACTGGAGCTCCTCAAAGTTTTGTAAGATTTATAGATGCTTTAAAAAACAAAGCTAAAGTAAGTGCAGAAGCAGCAGATATACAAAAAGCTAAAATCTTTGATCGTATAGATTCAGCATCTCCAGAAGAGGTTGTAAAAATAGTATTTAGACCAAAATCATCAGATGATATATTAAGGGTTAAAAATGCAGTTACCGCAGATGCTTTTACTGACATACAAGAGCAAGCGTTAGAAGAAATTATTAAAGACAGCGTACAAACAGGTAGCACTAAATTAAACGATATATTTAAACCAGGCAATTTAGAAAGAGCTTTAACGATGTATGGCGACGATACGCTAGAGGCTATGTTTGGAAAAGATTTAACATTTTCTTTAAAGAATTTTGCAAAAACTTTAAGATCAACGGCAGGAGAACCAAGTGGAGGACAAGCTGGTGCTCTTGTAGCAGCTACGGTTGCTTTAAATGTTTTTAATGTATCTCTTTGGCCAACGGTTGCGATGCTTGGGTTTTACAAACAAATTTTTTCTAACCCAAGATTGGTTCCTTTATTTGCAAAACAAGATAAAGGATCTATTGCTAAGGTTTTAGATTATTTTGCGCAAACTATAACACGTGGAGGTTTTAGAGACATTTACTTGCAAACAATACAGGCCGGAGAGCAAGCTACAGAAGGTTTAAGAGCTTTAGAAGAAACCGAAGAGGGGCAAAGCATTAGAGGACTTTTACAAGAAAGCGCATCTGAACTGATGAATTTAGGAAGAGAAGCAACTCAACCTAGATTGTCTGCAGATCTTGGAGATCTTCCAGAAATATCTCCAGTCGCAGCTCCTAGTCAAGCTCCCGTAAGTCAAAGTTTATTAGGCGGATCTCCAGCTAATATAGATATAGCCCAAAGATCACAAAGACTTGGCTAAATAAATTTAATTTTTAACACCCTTAAGACGATCTAACATAGAATAAATTTTCCAGTTTCTTTTTAAAATTTCTAACCATTCATCCATAGGCATAAAAGCTATCTTTTTATTATCCTCTTCCCACTCAGTATTAATCGCATGTAAAGGTATACAAACTTGTATTGGCCTTCTGTTAAACTTAAATATTAAAACTGGTATTCTGCCTTGCGCAGATTCACACACCTGGTTCCACCAAGCGCTTTTTAATCCTGTACCCTCTTTATAAAACTTACACTCAACAGCATGATAAGGCATATTCAAATCGCATTGTCCAGCACCTTGATACTGATCTAAATTTCTTTTAGTCTGATAATCAATACCCTCTTTTTCAAAAAACTCATTTAAAATTTTTGCTATATCTCTTTCAAACTGAGCGCCTTTGTTTCTACTGTTAATCGTCATCTTTAATAATTTTAATCTTTCCTGTTTTATGGTTTTTTATTCTAATAATATTACCTTGTTTTATTTCTGTATAACCGCCCCCGTTGTTAACGTGTATATACCATTTAGACTTTTCTCTGCTTAATTTAAGTCTTTGCTCTTCTACTAATTCTTTATATTGCGTCATTATTTTTTATAGTTTTTAACTAATCCCATTTCTTCTCTATCAAAACCTAAAGGATGTGGGGACAAACACTCCAACTCATCTTTACTAAAATGTATGTATGGTTCTGAGTCTTCCTCATATACAGGCTCTGCTACCGTTCCAAACCTAACGTCATACACTTTATCTCTTTGCCACGTATGACTGTAAACGCTATCAGTCATAGCGTAAACAATAACAAAAGGATGGTTAGTTGCAGCCGATAAGGCAGCACCCATTCGTAGTTTGCTAGACGATAACAATAAAGTGTCATACTTATCTATACCAAAACTTCTGCACTTTACTTCTAGCCAAAAAGAAACTTCTTTGCTTTCGCACCAGTAATCTAGGCCGTATGATACTGGAAGCTTATGACATCTAACATTCCAGAGTCCTTCTATAAAACCAGCAACACGTTCCTCTCGCTTCTGATCGTTAATATTCTCCATCTTTGGTTTTGGTTGTTCCACTTATTCCTCCTGTTCAAAATTTTGCATCATCTCAAGTAATTCTTCCGGATCTGGCTGAACTCCTTGAGATATGCATTCTTCTAAAAAATCTTTTAATAACTGCCAGGCAACTTTCATTTAATCTCCTTTTTTAAATATTACTCTTACGCAATACTTTCTAATAATTCCAACGATTGTAAAGACTGCAACTTGTATTATTGAAATAGTTAAATTGTCTAACCCCAGATAAGTACATACATTTAATACGGCAAAGCTCAAAGGTATTGCTATAAGAATACCCAAGCCTACATCACTTACACTTTCTTTTAAGGCTCTTCTGTCTATCTTCATATGCTTGTCTCATAAATTTGTCTTCCTGTCTTTGGAAAGACCACTCTAAAAATCTATTAATTAAATTACCTATAAATCTTCTCATCAATCCTCGTTAAAAAACTCAGGGTCTATTGCAACAATACGCTTGGTTGGTCGACCTGTATTAGATTTCTTCACATCCTTTTCTTGTATCTCTCCTGAGTTTTTAAGTCTTTCTATAATTTCTTTTACTTCGTATGACTTCATACTTCTAAATATTTCACGTCTATCAATATCACGTTTACTAATACCCCACTCGCCTTGAGAACGAATAAAGCTAAGTATCTGTTTGATACGTCCTTCCATTTCAGATCCTGCAACTTTGTCTTTACAAGATTCTATTAATAACTGGTCGTAATAATTAACATAATCAATAGCCCATTGGGTTATATCACCGCTAATAGTTTTAGCTCTTTTGTTATCAGCCAAAGCTCCTATTAAAGCTAAGCGCATAGCTTTTTCTCTAGTTCTAGATAGCAATACTTCTAAACCTTCTTTTTCTAATTTGTTTTGTTGGTCCACTAAGTCGTATGCAAGTTTTTCTAATAAGTTTCTACTATCGTCATCAAAGGTAAGTATGCGTTGTTTAAAATCTAGCTCAGCATTATCTCTAGCTATCTGCTCCATTTCGTTATTAGTTTGTCTTACATCAGTCACCCAATCGTATACAGCTTTAGGTGGCTCAACGTAAGGTATCATTCTGCCAACGCTTCTTGGCACGTGAGATTCAACAACAATAAATCTATTTAAGAAACCGTCAACAATACGCCCAGTTGATAAAGCACCATAAAAGTTTTTAGGAACACTCATACCGACTAACGTAATAGCAGGTTTAATCGTAGACCTATCCATAGCTTCCTTTTGTTGTTTTTGATTGAGCGTCATCATTGAATAATTATCTGGACGCAAGACACCATGACACCTACCCCACGTTTCCATTAGCACTTGCAGAGCGTCTTCTTTATTAGAGTTAGATGCTTTAGATATACTTTCAAGACGTTTACCAAACTCATCCATAACTGTTATATGAGTTGGTTTATATCTAAGTAAAGAATAAATAGCACCACTAGATGTATAACCATCACCAGCCATTAAATCAGAATGGTCTGCTTTATCTAATATAGATTCAACAACAGTCTTTACGTTCTCTTTGCCTTGACCCGATTTAGCAATACACATAAAAAATAAAGATGAAAAGTTATTCATATCTGTTCTATACATTCTTCCTGCGGCAACAGATCCAACGGATAGAGCGGCTTGCATACTTATAGCTGGCTGGGATATCTTGGCTATATTCTCCGAGTAATCGTATATATCTTTGAGAACACCTGGAGGACTATATAAGTTAGTTGGCTCAGCAATTGAACGCGTACTTTTTATATAAGCAGGTGCTTGTTGGTTTTTACGATCATGCGTCTTTTGTATTGAATTAACTGTAGTAGATATTTCTGTTTCATCTAAAGGTGGATTGTTTTGTCTGTTCCAAGATTGAACAAAAAACTCTACAAAATCTACGTTAATATCTTTAGCTATTAAATAACCAGCCAGTCTTGCAGCTTGGTCGTTCCTACTTCCTTCTTTTACACCCTTAATTGATAACGGAGCAGATATGGGCTTACCGTTTAATTTTTCTGCTCCGGTAATCTTTACCCATAACTCTTTGGTAAAGTCCGGAAGATCATCAACATCGTTTAGGCCCCAGTCATGTATGACAATAGGTTCGTAGATGGCGCCAGTAGCATGTATATTATGTGGAGCAATGATTAAGCCACCGACGCCGCGTAAGTCAATAAGTTTAGCTGGGTCTGTTGATTCAGTCCTTCTAGCTACGTAAGTTGTAAAGTTTTCCGGATTGTTATAGTAATAGTGCATACCCTTACCAGTTGCAACCTTAAAAGGTGTTACTGGTAAATTGGCTTCTGCCCAATTAACTGATTCAGGTGTATCTGCATCTACGACAATAAACTTACCGCAGACCAAGGCTACAACTAAATCGTTTCTCCCCTTGAACCATTTCTCTATTTGTTCTGTCGTTGGTTGCTCTGTCTTGTATTTTTCCCAACTGCCTAATTCTTTAGGCGGAACTTTATTATGCCTCTGTAGAGGTATAACGCTCAGTCCATATTCAGCATACGCAAGAGCTAAGTCCAACGCAGAATCCTGCGCTGTTACGTTTAAATTGAACACTTTTATTCAACACCATCTTCTACAGGTCCAAAGATAGATTCAAAATCTAATCTTCCGCCAGAGGCGTGAATAATTTTTTTAGCTTGTTTAATAGAGGGCTGTCTGATCCCATATCTCCAAGCTTTGGTTGATGCTGGCGAACAGCCAAACAGTTCTGCCGCAGGTTCAATACCTACAAATTCGATATACTCCTTTAGGGTTATTCTTCTCACTTCTCGCTCCTTATATTCAGGTTCAATCTTTTGAGACGTGTAGACGCTTAGTTCTTTATCAGCTAAACTCTTTATTCTCCAAAGATAATTAACCTTCCATTGTACTGGGTTAATTTCGTTCATTATACATTCCGTTAATTTATCTAGTTGACCTATTGTATATTATATTTTTTTATTTTAAAATAGATTTTTATTATTTATGGAGAAGAATATGTCGAATATCCTAGAACGTATTAAAAGTCCTAGCCAGTTGGTAGAAAACCAAGGGGCCAAACTTTTAATTTATGGTGCCTCTGGCGCCGGTAAAACAACAACGTGCGCTACTGCACCAGGTAAGACTTTAATTATTAGTATGGAGGCTGGTCTGTTATCTATTAAAGATGCAGATAATGTAACCGCTATTGAAGTTAAAGAAGCATCTGAGATTGAAGAGATTGCTGCGTTGTTAGAAAGTGGACAACTTGATTATGATACTGTCTGTTTAGATAGTGTTACTGAGATGTCTGAATTATTGTTAACGCAAGAAAAAGCTAGATCTAAAGATCCTAGAAGAGCATACGGAGAAGTTATAGAAGTTATGACTAAAACTATGCGTAGGTTTAGAGATCTAAAGATTCATGTAATCTTTGTTGCTAAAGAAGACAAGATCAGAGATGATTCAACAGGTATGTTTCACTATCAACCTATGATGGTTGGTACTAAACTACCGACACAAATTCCTTACTTCTTTGATGAAGTATTATGTCTTAGAACATTTACTGAAGAGAATGAAGAAGGAAAGAAAGTAACCAATAGATGGTTGCAAACAACAATTGGCGATAACTATATCGCTAAGGATAGGAGTGGTAAGTTAGATTCTTTTGAAGAGCCTAACCTATCATATGTTATTAATAAACTTGGTTTTACTACTAAAGGAGAAGATAAATGAGCGATTTTGCTGACGTCAAGTTTGATTTCGATACGAAGGATGAAGGTAACTCCTTTATTCCAGAGGGCGATTACAGATGCAGGATTAGTGTTTGCGAAAAGACTACATCCGCAGCTGGTAATGATTACCTGAAATTAGAAGTGCAGGTAGATGAAGATAAGTATAACAACTGGATTATTAGAGAGAATTACAATCTCTGGTATAACAATAGTGATTCCAGTAAGCAGGAAATGGTAAGAGAGATTGCTTCTAGAAACTTTGCTAAATTATTAAAAGCATTGGGTCTACAAGATAATCCACCGTCGAATGCTTCTGAGCTTGTTGGTAGAAAGGTTGTATGTAAACTCGGTATAGAGAAAAGCGACAACCCGGATTACGGCGACAAGAACAAAGTGCTTGAATTTAAACCAGTAGAGGGAATGAAGGCAGAATCTGCTGAAGCTCCACCTGCTTGGGTAACTGAAGAGCCAGCTGCAAAACCAGCTAAACCTTCGTTATAATTTAATTGGCTTGCTAGGGCGCCATAAGGGACCTCCATCATTCTCCGTAAAGTCTGATTCCCACCTAGTCTTTTCTTAATGGATTCTTAAGCTGATATGTTGCGTTGGATTGAATTTGGTAATACTTAATATGTCGAAATCATTTTCTGGATCTAACGTCTTTCCAAACTTAACAAAGAACTCAGCTGTATCCTGATTAGGAGCTGGTATGACAATAGCCTGGAGTTCTTGTTCGTCTCTATAGACACAGATGTATTTCGACATATACTGCATATTTGTAAATATAATAGTTATAGTATTAAGTCTACAATATTTGGCGAATTATAAATAGATAAATGTCCACCTTTTGAATAATTTTTATAGTCCTCTAAAAATTTCTGCATTCTTTCCCAGCCAATATCCATTTGCTCTTCTGTAATTCTGAATACTTTTGCAGCATAAGGTGGTACTTTCTCTTGAGCTACAAAGACAAACTCTTGAACTTTGAATCCAGCTTTCTCCATACCCCTTCTATACCAAGCTGCTTGCATATCGTAGCCGTATTTTCTAACAGATCCAGCAAAGGCTTTAGGATCGCAAGATTGCGTTGTTTTGTAATCTACTACTACAACGCTATTATCTGCATAAGGTTTTGTTAGGGGAGGGCAGAGAACGTCTGGACGGCATTTGCATAAGACTTCATCCTCATACCAGTAAAAGCTAGCCTCTGCGAGCTTACCTTCTGGATTGAGATACATATCGCCTTCTTCTATCATATTGGCTTTCATACCTTTAATATGATTTAGTTCAGCTTCTTTAATAACCGTTAGGCCTCTTTCTTCGTATTCTTTTTTAAGTTCTTTATTTGCATTGGTATACGGAGATCCAGCCAAAACAGCTATATCGTTATTAAAAGCTTCTTCGCCTTCGACTAGCAACGCGTGAGCTGCCGTTCCAAACTTCATAGCAGGGGTGGTTTCTTGTACGTGTTCTATTGCATGCAGTTGCGACTCGCCAAATCTGCGAATAGCACTGCTACTAATACCAACGCCGGCGTGATAAGCCTCGTTAGGTATATCGGCAAAGATTAAAGCTTCCCCTCTTTGCTCTGACTCATAAGTGTTTAGTTCATCTATCTTCATTTTCATACTCCAGGTGTAAGGCTTTGACAACCTTGTTAGTTAACATTGGCTTTGGCCAATACTGTAAATCGTCATACATTGCTTGTAAATTTTCTTGTAAGCTTTTAGTTATATAATATTTTGGCGATTTAATTAAATGCCAATATTCAATTATCTTATCCATATCATCTTGGTTTCCTCTGAATACTAGATCTAAATCTGTTTTTTCGTAAGGTACATATACAAAACCGCCCATTACTCTTAACGGATAAAATGCTGCCGGTTTACCTATCTCCATATGTGATTAACTATATTAGGAAACTTTCCAGAAAAATCTACTTTAATTAAGTTTGGCTTACGTATTTCTAATTGTCTAAACAAAGCTTCCTCTACTGTTCTTGGCGGAGACTTACGTAAACTTGCTGGCGTTCCCATTTGATTCCACCACCTTACGGCTTTGTCGCGTGGATAACCTGTATGTTCAAAACATATGTATTCACTAACTATTTTATTGGGTGTCTTGTATGACACTTTTAATACTGGGGTAGATGATCCTAATTTCTGATGTTGACCCACCCACATATCTATAACTTTTATTTCGTATTTAGTTTTTTTACCAGCGCTTGAAATAATATCTAACTTAGATGAAATAAGATCCAAATCTATTTTTCTTGCAGGGAATGTATGGCCACAATCTGGACATAGGCTTACGCTTTTAGGCACATAAGATTTACATGCAGGACAAGACTTAACGAGTGCTTGCCCGGTCTTTTTACGTTTACCTTTTTGATTGGGTTTAATCTGATTGATTGGACCATGACGTTCAATATTCTTAGCAAAGTCTAATACCAAACAATTCTTTTTACCTTCAGCTGGGCGCATACCCCTACCCATCATCTGGACATACAAACCAGGGGATTGGGTAGGGCGCAACATGACGATGAGATCGGTGATAGGGGCATCGAACCCAGTCGTCAAAACATCGCAGTTAACTAAAGCTTTTAATTTACCGTTTTTATAATCTTCTATTAATTGATCTCTTTGATTGGTAGGAGTTTCTCCGCTGATAACCTCTGCGCTGATATTGCTGAAATTCAAAAGGCTGCAGACCATTTCAGCATGGGCTATACCAGCGCAAAAGATTAACCACTGTTTTCTATTCTGGCCTTTGATAAGGACCTCTTGAATAGCTTTTTCTGTTCTCCCTCTATCGTTCATTTTCTTTTGTAGATCTGTTTGGATAAACTCTCCACCCCTTATACCTACAGACTCTACATCGTATTCAGTATCCATACACTTGGTTACTAAGGGTGCTAAGTAGCCATCATCTATTAGTTTTATAAAGTTTTCTCCGCTTCCATAATCGATAGCTATATCATCAAAAATAGATCCATCGCCGTCTGTTAGCATTCCGGAGTTTAGTCTGTAAGGTGTGGCAGTAAAGCCAACAACTTTTAATTCTGGGTTTTGTTCTTTCAAAGAAGAGATGAGGGAACGATACATTCCCTCACCTTCTTTTGGAACTAAGTGGGCCTCGTCGATTACGAGGAGGTGAAATCGGGGGAGATGTTCCACTTTGTTCCAAACCGATTGAAGCTGAGCGTAGATAATATCGTTTTGACTATCTCGCCTTTTAAGACTGGCACCGTATAATCCTATACTTCCGTAAGGCCAAGCATCTTGTAGCTTTTCATAATTCTGTAGCAGTATTTCTTTGACGTGGCTTACGATCAAAGTATTCTGCTGGTTTTGTTGATTCATATGCAGAACAAAGTCTGCGATCACGTGAGACTTACCAGAGCCAGTAGGCATAACAACAAGGGGATTACCCTCTTGCGACGCTACATAGCTTTCTAAGGCATCTAAGGCCTCTTGCTGGTAATCTCTAAGTGGCATTAGGTACCAAAGTAAAACATGCCGGCAATAATAAGCACTATTAATAAAAGCTGAACTTTTTCTACATTATCCAAGTCTTCTATTTCTTTTACCTCTGGCTCTTCTATTTTTTTCATAATAGGTTTTTTCCTAACCCTTTTTCTTACAATTTTTTTCTTGGCAAGACTTTTTGCTTCTTTAGTTTTCATTTACTTTCTCCATAGATTTTGCATAGGCCTGGTCGAATAACACAGGATGATGATCATAAATATAACGCACAAATTCCGTTAGCCTTTTGTAGGCTCGTAAGTCTGTTTGCATATCTAAGAGATGCTTAGGACCGGTTGCTGCAGGTATGCCTATAGCTTGGTCCATTAGTTGGTTTAGTTCGTTCATATCTTCTCCTAAAAATATAATTAGAAAAAGAATAGCAAAATATATTTGCAAAGTAAACAAAAATGATTATACTATTTGTAATTAATTCATAAATCTGGAGAATGATATGAAACCTAATAAACATGAAGAGTTAGAAAAAAACTCAAACTTAGCATTTAACCTATCGGTTGACATGCTTAAAAAATATGCAAACGAATGTACCTTAGACAAAGATAAGGAGATGATGGATCCTATTGTTGGATCTTATCTACTCGTTCATAATTTAGCTATTGGTCTTTTGTATAAAGCCAAAGGCCACGAACAAGAACTCATCAACGTATTGCATAGCGCAATAGAAGATGCTGAGTATATTGTTGATAATACAAGAGAGGTAAATTGATATGAGTAGATTAAAAGATTTACTTTTAGATGCAGACATAGTAGCAGAGGAAGTTATTGATAACGGTTGCGAAGATTTTGCAGACTTCTGCGCAGGTATGAAGAAGCTTCGTCATAAAGCCAATAACTATTTATTGGATGATGAACAGTATCTAGAAGATACCTGGACAGAGCATACAACCAATCAAGCCTACAAATACGGAGAAGGCTAATTGAAATACGACGAACAAATATTCTGGATGATAGTTGGACTATTTATTTGTTTGTTTACCCTTTTAATAATTTAATCCGGAACAGGCACCTCATCTGGCTTGTATAAAAATAAAAGATGCAGTCGCCATATACTCTGAACTTTGGGATCTAGTTC